TCGAACAGGTCACGGTAGTAAAGGTATTCAGTTTGATCTGTCATTTGAATCTCCTATAAAAAAGCCCCGCCGAAACGGGGCAAGGGTGTGGGGAAAGGAACGAAAACCCCACACTGGAAGTTATCGCATCCACTCTGGCAACGAGTCATCACTTGGCTTGTCTTCTTTGTTGGGCTCCCAAGTGTCTACCTCTGCATAGAGATTGCCGGACTTGGACTCCTTGATGTCGAAGTTAATCCACTCTTTCGACGGGTTGCTCTTTGCGAAGTCAGCAATCCAGCCTTTGAAGTCATCCAGTTTTAGCGACATCTTCGCCTGAAGGTAAGGCTCTTGGATCATAAGGTTGACCCACTCGTTATCTATCTTCTCCTTTTGGTATTCAGTTACCCACTTACCGAAAGACTGTAGATTGATAGACCCCTTCGCCTTAACGAAGTCTGGCGCCTTATCGTTTGGCTTCTTGAGCATCAGGCCGTCAACAAGGCGATCTGACTTTGGCTCTGCTGTCAGCCTCATACCATCAATAAACTTAGGTTCATCACTCATTTTACTCTCCCATTACTTTAATTGCGGCAGTGAACTCATCGGAATGAAGCGCGGCACGTTCAGCCGTAGTAAATACCCCGCCCTTTGAAGGAGCCAACCACAGTGCCTCCCTGTCTTCGTTTGAAATTTCAGAGAATGCCTCAGCGACATTGTCCCACTTCGGAGAGTCCATATTGATGTACTCCTTGATGAAGTAGATAGAGCCAGCGTTATTCCGCCATGCTTCGTTGTGAGCAATCAGCTTTTCCATATCTGCTTTGGAGGCTTGGCTACTCTGCTGAGTAATCGCGTTAGCCACCTCATCTGCTGAGGCTATCTCGGAGCCACCCAATCCGAAGAAGGCCAAGGCCCTACCGACAGCACTGGTCTCTGCATTCTCTAATGCTGAGGTTCGATTAATCTTGCTTGCTGTTCTAACTTCTTCAGCGTAGCCAGTAGCAATGACTTGACCGGCACAGGCTATGGTCGCCTTGACAATAACGAGCATGTCATTAGCCTCGACTAGCTCGGTCTGAATGGTGAAGTCAGGGTGCTTCTCTCTAAACTCATGAATACTCAAGGCTACAGTTTTGTGCTCCTAGCCATGAATCTTTACCGTTCCACTCATCTCATTCTCCTTTGTTGAAATGTACTGAGATGTAATGAGTGTACTTAAGTTGCGAGAAGATGTAAACATCTGTAAACATTTGTAATCAGGCTCACTGACGTTTGACAGTTGGCCAAAACTAGAGCAAAGTTAGAGACTTTTCTGGAACAAAAAAGGAGATAAGAATGATGGATGATTGGGAATGGTACGTTCAAAAGCAGAATAAAATCTCAGTACCACCAAGTCAGATAAAGCAACCCTCAGCATGGGCAGAAAAGGAAAAGGCGATCAATGAAACCTTCCCCGGCAACCCATATTTCACAAAGCAAAACGGATCTTCAGCTTTATCAAGGCTGATGTCTGCCTCAGTAAACGGAAGAATCGAAGAGCTAGAAGAGCGCCTCGCACAGGAGCGGGACGTGATTCCAGGCATGATTACAACCGGCACAGTCACTCTAGTCTACGCACCCAGTGGCGCAGGCAAGACAGTGTGGATACTGGGCAACCTATTCCAATCTATTCGCAACAACCTGATACGCGGCTCCGATGTCATCTACTTCAACGAGGATGACGGTGCCAAGGGTGTGCTTCAGAAGGCGAAGATGGGTAAGCGTCACGGCATGAACATGATTACCTTGGCTAACTCTGTTGACCCTAACCTACGCAAGACAGACGACGCGCTTCGCATGCTCGATCAGATACGCATAGAGGGCGAGGCCAATGGCAAGATCGTAATATGTGACACCCTTAAGAAGTTTGCACCAGTGTTAAACAAGGGCGACATGCGGGACGTACTGCACGTCTTCCGTGAGTTCGCGGCGGCAGGAGGCACGGTCATCCTACTGGGCCACTGCAACAAGCATCGGAGCATGGACGGTCGATTGATCTACGAAGGCGTAGGGGATCTGAAGTCAGACGTTGACAATATGTTTGGCCTTGACCCAGTGAACGATAAGTTCGCCGCCTATCAAGAGCTTCTAGTAATCAATGAAAAGGATCGTAGCCAGATCAGCTTCGAGGGTGGCTTCAAGTACAAGCAAACTAGCGCAGTTGTTCAGTACGAAGAGTCCGTAGACTCTGTTGAGTTCATGAGTACCGACGATATCAGCGAGCTGAAAGAGAAGCAGAGAGCGCAGATCAACATTGGTAAGGCCATATCCAAGTACGAAGATGAGTATGTTCTACTCAGTAGTGTGATGAAAAGTAACAAGATGTGGAGTCAGTCGGAGCTGGTTGATCTTCTCCGGGATGAAGAGGTTAACCCCAATGGCTGTACCAGAAAGAAGCTACTTAACTGTATCGACCTGCTTAAAGGTAACAACCTACAGCTAGAAAGACGGGGCGAACACGGTAAAAAGTTCTATCGCTGGGTGCCAATGTAATCCCCAGAATACCCAGAATACCCAGAATCCCTCTAATCCCCTTCTGTAGGGGGCGGGTTGAGGGATGAATGGGGGGTTAAAACTGGGGGATTACGGGGAAACTGGGGAAACTGGGGAAACTGAAGGAGATTTATATGACCGATCCATCCCATCGCTGGATAGTCGATAAGAAAGATAAGCTAGATTTCTTTATTAGCTTCGTGAAAGATCAGTACGAGAGTGGCAAGCACATCCTGTACACAATCAAGGACACCACGCGAAGTGACAGGCAGAACAATGCCATGCACCTATGGTTCAGGCAGATAGCTAACGAGCTGAATGACGCAGGCTATTACGTACGGCACCCATTTAGCGACAAGCTAGAAATACCTTTTACTGAGGTGTTAGTTAAAGAGACGCTGTACAAGCCTGTTATAGGGGCCATGCACAGCAAGTCGTCAACAGCTAAGCTAACCCCTGCCCAGCTCTCGGAGGCCGCTGAGGTGCTAATTAGGTGGCTCTCAGAGCATAAGGGAGTCTATGTACCGTTCCCTCAACAACTGAAGGATCAATTGAAATGAAGGACGACGTAGAGATAGCCATTCAATCAGCAGTGACAATGGCAGAAAGGTCGGGGCGAGACGTGGCTATCATGCCAGACCTAAGCATTAAGTTTCTTAAGGATGCAGACCAAGATCCGTTAGAAATAATTAGATACAGCAAAGGGGAATAGGATGAAGCTTAAAAGAACAGCGGCAGATCACTGGTTCAGCAGGTGCGTAAGGCTACGTAACGACTTCAAGTGCCAAGGGTGTGGCTCACAGTACGAGTCAAACAGTAGTGGACTGCACTGCTCTCACTACTTCAGCAGATCAAAGAAGGGTATCCGATACGATGCCCTGAATGCCTTTGCTCACTGCTACGGTTGCCACCAGAAGTACGGCAGTAACCCTGATTACTTCGTGCGTCATTATATTGACACCTATGGCGAAGGTGCATTGGAGTTAATTAGGGAAAAGGCAGAGGACATCAACCTCGGTAAGAGGATGAACAAGGAGCAGAAGCTAATCGCTAAACACTATAAAACCGAAGCCGAACGTATGGAGAACGATCGAGCCTCGGGTGTAGCGGGGTGGCTAGAGTTTGTTAGCTGGGATTAAACTGCTGAAAGTTTTCCTGCCTCTCTAAGTTTTCAACAGCAACGCCAGAGCGGATTGCAGGAGTTATTCCTGCGGATCCTATTGCATCTTCAAGCCTTCTTGGCCCAACATCTCTAGCTAAGATGCCCGTATCAAGCAATACCTGTTGGTAATAAGGTATAACCGTACCCTTGAAAGCCTCTACACCCGCATCGCGTCCAAGCTTTAGAGCCTCTCGTATCTTCTTTGTTTTGGCTATCGTCTCTTGCGGGGGATTTGCAAGCTTGTTAAGAACTTCAGGGTCTTTCAGCATATCAGCAGATAGCTTGTAGTAACGCTGTCGCCCTTTCTCTAAGAAGATTTTAGAGGTCGCATTAATGACCTTGCGCTGTGTTGATAGGATTTGGTTTCTAGCCAAGCCAACCAGCTCTGCCGCGTTTATACCTACGCGCTGTTGTAGTGCGTCGAATGCAGGGTCTGCGCCAAGCGCCCTTGATACGTTGGCATCCATATCTTTAAGTATGTCGAATATCTCTCCAAATTTATTGAGGTCGCTGACGTACTTCTCGCCAAAGAAATCAACAGTTGCCGCTGTGTTATTTGTTAGGTACTCCTTTAAAGGAACACTGCTGTTTAACATGCCATTCGATATGTAGGCATTCCTAACGCCAGATAAAACTACCTCTTTATTTTTTTTAGAGAGAGAGTTTATCTCTCCCATCAAGTCTTTTCTTAGCTTTGGATTTTTAAGCATTGATCTGACAGCGCCGTCAGCATTTTTCTGTGTTAGGGCCTTAAAGAATCCATTCGACACCCTCTCCACTTCTGCTTCGTATGCTTTTTTATGGCTATTCCTTGTGTTGATAAGGCTCTTGGTAGACTTCTCTAGGCTAGAAAACTCCTTGCCCATCTTAGCCATTGATATCAATTCTTGATTTGTTCTGTTGGCCATAAAGTTGCGTAACTTCTGAGTTGATATCTGGCCGTTAGCATCAAGAAGGGCAGACTCCGCCTTCAGTCTCATCGCGTGTCGTAACACCGCACTGCCGTCCGCCTCACCAACAAAGTTGATATAGTCTCTAGCTTTCTGCGTGTCGTTAACCAAATGACTTGCCGCATCCTTATTGAAGGTAGTCTGGTTTATGTAAGCCATTCCATCTGCTCTAAGAGGAAGGCCAATCTTTTCGTAATAAAAGCCATCCGCTTTTTTCAGTGATGAAGCAAAATCTTTTGTTCCAGGCGACCTTTTAAGAGACTTAATAACCGCTTCAACAGTAGCCTTCAAAGATCCAAGTTGCTCAATGCGCTGTCCAGCCTCAAAGTCACCTCGCGCTTTAGCTTTATACTGGCTGTTTAGGTCTGTGTTGATTGCCTTCTTTAAGGAGACGATATCATTAACGGGAACCTCGGGTATGTTCCCATCCTTGTCTGGACTCCACCGCTTTAGTAGCTCCTTTCTAACTCCGCTATCTACACCAAATGGATCTCTTTGCTTGATACTTGCGGCCAGGGTACTTAGGCCTTTTACGTGTCGCTCCGGAAGGTTAACGCCCTTTCCGGCTATTGTTGCTACCTCGTAAAGACTGTCTGCTTGAGAGCGAAGGAAGGACTCTCTTTCAGCCGCTACCTTATTGACCTTTTGACCAACAACATCAAGTGATTCAGAAGAAAGTCTTGCTGTTAAATTTGCCATTTCTTTTTCAAAGGCGGTTTCAGCTCTTTCAAGCTTAGTATCTAGCTGATTTTTTTTCTTTGTGTAAACTTTTTCGGCAATGGTATATAAAGCGTCATCTTTTACTTTCCCAGCAACACCTGTCATATCCTCAAGGCGCTTTTCTAGTATCTTGATATTTTCAGCGTTCTCTTTATCTAGCCTTTCAATGAACGAAGGATCTCTCTGGGCTATCTTTCTTGTCCAATCTTGAACTGCCGCATTATCAGAGAGAGCGCCCATAACTCCCTCAAGCTTTAAGCCCGGAGCAAACTCAGCTAACTCTGCAACTCTGTCTACAGCAACGCCAATATCTTCTGCGCTTCTGCTTTCAGCAATACTGTTAAGGTTTGCTTCAACCTGCTTTTCTGCAAGGTATTCAGATACAGCATTTGTTTTTGCTCGAACAGCCTCTACAGAGCCGGGATCTTTTGATGCCCTAACGCCTTCAGTAAACGCTTTTTCTCCTGCTCTCATGGGTGCTCCAAGAGTCGCCCTAACAGGAGCAAGAGCAAGGCCGGTTGCTGTACCGCCAGCCATACCTAATGTTTGAGAAATAATGTCGTCAATTGCCGGAACGCCCGTCATCCCTCTTGCTTGCTCTGCGGCGCTAATGGCGGCATATGTAGTTGCCCCAGCCTCAAGGGCCTGAGCCGTAGTTCCAGCGGCCTTTCCAAAAAATGTTTGAGCCCCAGTTTTTCCTATTCCAATTAAAGTGGTTGGATCGCCAAATGCTCGAATTGTATTGTCAACAGTATCGAGTTCAGCCTCCAAAGGAAGGCCAACAAACTCTCTAATAAATTCTTCTTTTCTTGCTTGAGACTCTTTTAGTCCCATACTCATGACTTCTTCCGCACTAAGGCCAGCGCCAAAGCCAATAAAATTTAATCCTTCCCCAAGAATTAATGGGTCTGGAATAAATTCAGTAGCAAAATCCCAAAAGCCTGCCTGCGTTAAATCAACCCAAGATAAGTCATCAGACCTGTCGCCAAGCCTGCCGTCATATGGCTGAGATGCATTCTGCATTGCCCATAACTTGATCCTTTGCTCAGACCAACCTTTAGGATGTTGAACAGTTACTTCTCTTCCGTCAGAAAGCTCAACTGTGCTGGTTAGTTTATTGCTCATAGGTTTACCTGCTTAGGGAGATTTGATGCTTATGATTGTTGCCGCATTAGGGTCTGTGGCAATGTAAACGTCAAAGAGTCTATCTGCCGCATCGCTTTCGTTTGCCATGTACAAACTATCTATTGTGTCTTGTATGTTGCCCTTACCTATAATTCTCATTATCTCAGCTATATCTTTATAGTCTTGAATAGTTGCGTCGGTTAATTCACCTGTTGCTGTCCTAGAAACAAAGTCAAGGCCCTTTCTAATTAAGCTTTTTGACGCTCTAAATCGCTCGAGTTCTGTGGCGGCTTTAAGATCATTCGGAAAATTAGAAGATATAATTCTTTCCATAATTGCAGAAGCACCCGCTAGATCGCTTCTATTAGCAACAGCATCAAGATTTGCCGCGTTAGATTCATACATTAATAACTCATCAAACTGAGGCGTAACAGATCTTGCCAAAGACAAACTATCTGACAAAGAAATTACGTCAGGAAATAACTTGTCTCTTCTTTCCTGAATGTTTCTGGCATCTTCATTTGCGCCTTCATTGGTTGCTTGAAGAATTGCCGTGTCATAGTCAGCAGGCGCGCTTTTTGCTGTTAATCCATAATCGGTTACATCGTCAGCTTTGCCTTTAGTAAAACCAACTGTTTCTTTTTTAAGGATTTGATCTCCCAAGGTAAATACTGCCTGCTTAACTTCACGGCCTTCGCCGTCTAGCACCGACTGATAAGAAACATTAATGTCCTTGGCTGTTAACGCATTAGGGTCTCCTGTCATATCAGTAAGCTCGTTATATAAGTTAACTGAATCCTCAACAGGAATATCATAAGGCCCGGCTATTTGAAAAAATCCTTGCTTACCAGACTCAGTTTTTAAATCCATTCCCTTAGCTGTGCCATATCTTAATAAAGCCTGCTTTCCTCTTAAGAGTTTACCTGCGGCCTCTTGTTGCCTTAAACGATCTTCAACTGCTACTGCTTGTTTCATATATGCGGCGGCTTGCTCGGGCATATTAAGACTTGCAAATTTTTGCGCCGCTTTTTTTAGATTAGCTACATTGCTGTTGCCAAGAGCATCAAGGCCGGATGCAACAGCCTGCGTTCTTTGTTGTTTTTCAGCTTCTTCAAGTCGTTCTTTTTCTAAACGACCTCTCAGACCGCCCAGTTCTTTTGCCGCAGTAAACAAGCCTTGCTGGTATGAAGGCTGGGCCATTGATTGTAAAAATGCTTGCGAAAACTTAGCCATGATTAGCCTCCAATTCCTAAAATACTTTGAATACCGCCGCCTATACCACTAAGACCGCCAGCAATCGTACTAAACAAACCGCCTAAGCTTGAGCTACCACTACCGCCGGGAGCCGCTGAAGCCGCACGTTGTTGGTTAATCAGCCCTGATATCACGTTACTGCCAACACCGCCAAGTAAGTTTGCTCTAGCCTGCTCTGCCAATAGCTGAGCCTCGATGCCTGACAGTGCAGTTTCACCAAAGAGTCCGGTACCAAACTGTTGTGCTTGCTGTGCAAGCTCTTGCTGAATTAATCCAGGTTGGGTTGCGGCAATTAACTGTTGTTGTGGCAAGTAACCAGCACCCAAGAACTGACCGCCTAGTGTTGCTTGTTGCGCCTGTTCTGCTTGAGCCTGTTGCATAGCGGTTAGCATAGCTCTGTTACGCGCCTCTTGCTCTGCTGTATTTAAGGCTAAAAGTTCTGGTGTAGCGCCACCGTATGCCGCTGAGGATGTCCCTAATCGCCCCTGAGCCGCTAGGCGCTCTTCAAGTGCTAGACGTTGCCGTTCTTCTTCAGGACGCTGTGCGGCCCTCATGCGCTCAAATACAGCTTGCTCTCGACTTGTAGTGGGTTGTGCCGCTTGGCCAAAGAAACCGCCAGCACCACTAAGCAACTGCTGTTGTAGTGCTTGCTCTTCAGGAGATAACTGCATACTTACTTGAAGGCCGCCGCCTGTTGGTGTTGGCATTGCCGCAGGTTGTGCCGAAGGTTGTGCCGCAGGTTGTGGTGTTGGTAATCCGCCTGTAATACCACCAGCAAGACCGCCACCTGTCATAGCCGCTTGTATTTGCTCTGGAGTCATTCCCGCTAATGGACTTGCCCCGCCAATAAGCTGACCGCCCAATGCACTAGCTCCGCCTGTAATACCGCCTGCAATTCCGCCAGTAGGCATGGCCGCTTGTATTTGACCCGGAGTCATTCCAAACAATGGATTATTTGCACCCATTGGCGTTGGCGCAGATTGTTGACCGCCCATGCTTGCTGAGAACATAGCACCTGTAGGTGTAGTCACTGTAAATGGCCTGAACTGAGACTCTGCCTGACCACGCTCAGCAACACCCATTGCTTCTTGCTTGGCTTGTTCGCCAATATTACTAAGGCGATTATAAGCCTCTTGAGTTAACAGGCCCCCAGCCAATCCCATTAGCGCGTTAGGTGAAGACAATGCCTGCTGTCCAGCACCTAAAAGGCCACCAAAGATGTCGCCTATGCCACCAGCAATAGCACCAAACCCAGAAGTGCCGCCGCCCGTTGCTGTAGCTAAAGCAGGATCAATATTAGCTTGCCCCATGCCAGGAATATTTAAACCACCACCAGTAGTAAATCCTCCACCAGAGCCAACAGTAGAGGCGTCAGGTAAATTTAAGCCACCACCAGTAGTGAAGCCACCACCTGTTCCAGTGTATCCGGGAAAATATAAACTCATAACAATTTACCTATCAAAGCCATTACGTTGATTTCTTGTAGTGATAAGGGTGATCCGTCTATATCGGCTTCAAGACCCACCTGCACACTGGTTCCATATCCTGTGGTGTTTAAGCTACGCTGACTTGTTAACTCGCCACCTGTAAATTCGACTGTCGTGTATTCGCTTTCACCGTAGTAACCCGTAATCTGGGTGCCTACCGTAAACTCTGCTGTAGCAAACGTCGTATCAAAGTCATAAGCCCACTTAAGAAATACAGTTGCACTGTTTGCGCCAACCAGTGTGGGCTTTAGTTTTTTAAGAATCTTAACTCTGGAGCTATCGCCAAACGTCAAGCTTGGGCTGTAATACTTAAAACGATAAGCTTCATTATTATCTGCATAGCCTGTGTATTCACTAATGCCTTGGTTTGTGCCGATGTACAGCTTTCCATTTTCTAGTCGAGTAAAAGACGTAAAGCCGGTCCCCGGCCATCGAGTCACACGGTACGAGCCATTCTCCACCGTGCCACGCACGTCAAAACAAAACGTCGTGTTCTGCCCTGTAAACGCCAGCAAATAGAAACCTTCTTCTGGGCTGTATACCGATCTAAAAAACTCTGTCTCTGCCTGCAACGAGGCAATAATGTCCTTCGTTATATTTCCTGACAGGCTACTAATCGGCAAAGACTTCTCTTGGATTGTTCGCCCAAAGCTTTTGAGGCCAGTATGTGATAGGAACAGGACATCAGTACCTGTGTACTGCACAGTATCTCTATCTACACACCCAACACCCGCTACGGTATCTGCTACCGACATAGTAGCCGGAGCTTCTGCGCCTTGATATGCCACAATGCTGTGCTTGCCAAAGATAATAAGAAGGCTATTGTGTGCGGCTAACGCAACAATCTCATCATAGCCATCAGGCCATACCTTTGAGATATCAATGTTGCCGCTAGTGCCACCAGACCAATCGTGACCAATAAGTAGATCAGACCAGTAAATAGTAGATTTGTTAGAGCTAAAGTCCGCTGTCCACAATCGACCGTATGCCGCTAGAACTTCGTTGCCGTACATGGCACTGGCTACGCCTGCGGCACCTGACACGGTACTTAACTTGATTACTGAGCCACCAGCGTTGTCGTAAACCAAAGGTTCATAGCCACGTTGAAAGAAGTAGATTTTGTCGTTGAAGTTGACCATCTTCCAGTTATCAGCAGTGATTGTGTAACTGCCGGGAGTCTCGTCAACTAACGTGGTTGTGCCGCTAATAATCTTGTTGTTGCCAACAGAAAATATTTTAGTGTTGCCACCGTCATCCCTGAACTCTTTAATTGCACGAATAGACTCTGTGCCAAGTACAGTTTTTGTAGTCGTAATAACATTGTGGCCTTTACGTGCGGCAATACGTCCTCGCTTGTCGATTACAGCGTTGTCTGCAATCTCAGCAAAAGACGGATCCTGTGCTAACGGCGAATCCTCGGTGTTAACACCCTTAAAGGCCGGAGCTACAAGATTAATACTTTGCAGTTGTTGAGCCATATTAGACCGCCCTAAATACCATTTCTTCTGGATGTTTAGCCGCATCAATTGCTACGGCATCTGACAGGTACTGGTTAGCTATCGTGAAGTATTCGGCTGTAGATGTGCCACCTGTTTCTCCACGCTCACGGGCAAGCAGTGCTACCGCCAAGTGAATAACAGGCGCTGAAGGAATTAATAGTTTGTCAGCGTTAGCTGTTAGATCGCCTTGCCGCTTAACAACATCAAACCGCAGGCTGTACACGCCATCTGGTGTAGGGCCAATCAAAAGCTGAGTATCGCCGTTGCTGTCTAGCCCGTTGTACGTAAAGTACTTTGGAGCGCCTTCTACTGCGTTAGCAATGTATAGCGCATCGTTAAACCAATCTTTAGTTTGGTATTCCATAAAGCAGTTCTGAGTGTCATTCAGTACTGACATTACTTTTACATTGTCACCGGAGTTAGTTAGTGAGTAAGTATTGTCCGATGCCGCAGTAGTTACCGTGATAGTTTCACGTAGCGCAGACCAGTCAGTCGCCTGACTAACTAATGTTTTTGCATCGTTAATAAAATCACCAACCATTTTGGCATAGGTAGTGTTAGTAACAGCAGTCACCTCTTCTTCTCGAAGGCGACGCAGTACAGCGTTCATTAGGTTTAGATATGTCATACGCTTCTAGCGCCTCCAGTAAACATGCCGATTCTTAATGGGTCAGCTAACTTACGCCGCGTCAAACCACGTTGAAATTTCTCAAACTCAACAGGCTGTATAGGCGTAGCCGCCGCTATTTGCCCAGGCATCAATGCTTGTTGTGCCGCAAGACCTAATAGACCAGCACCTAAGCCTTCACCTAACCCAGCAATGCCCGTTCCAAGACCTTCAAGACCCTGACCTATGCCACTAACGTCCGATGCCAAGCCACCAATTTGTGTGCCTAGATCTCCAATTTGTCCGCCAATTTCGCCAAACTGTTCTTCAGTACTTTGCTGAAACGCTTGCTGTGCTTCTGCTTGGCTAATTTGACCAGCTTGAAGGGCGTCAATATCAACATTTACGTCAGAAAAAAGATCAGTAACAGTGCCGCCAAAGGCTTCAAACTGCTCGCGAGTGGCATCATCAAGGTCATCAATATTCCCTTGAACATCAAGAACAGCTTGCTGTAATTCTTGCCGCTCTTCTTGTGCCGCTGTTTGTCCTGCCGCAATATCTTCTGCCGTTGCAAAACCTGCACCACTTAACGCGGCATCAATGTCTTCTGGTGTTGCAAACCCAGCGTTTGTTACTGCGGCTGTAATATCTTCCGGCGTAGCAAATCCTGCCGATGCTAGCGCGCTTCCTAACTGCTCAGGCGTTACATAGCCAGCATTAGACAAAGCGGTTGCTACATCCTCGGGAGTAGTAAACCCAGCATTTGTTAGTGCGGTAGTAATATCTTCCGGGGTGGCAAATCCGGCTTGAGCAAGAGCAGTGCCAATGTCTGCCGGTGTTGCATAGCCCGCTTCAGCTACAGCATTAGCAACCTCTTCGGGCGTAGCAAACGGCGTTTCTGACAAGATGTTTTGAACAATTTCTGCTACTTCTGCTGAGGTAGTAGCTTCTGGAAACTGAATGTTGCTAATTGCACTGCTTACAATGTCACTAACATCACCGGCAGTAATTCCTTGGGGAAATTCAATATTTCCAATAGCACTGTTAACTATTTCCGAAACCTGTTCTGATGTCATTCCTTCTGGGAATTCAATGCCGCTAATCGCAGTGTCAACTATCTCTTGAATTTGATCGGCTGAAGTTCCGGCGGGTATGTTGCCAATAGCTTCGTTAACAATTCCCTCAACATCTTCAGAAGTAATGCCTTGCGGAAACTCAATGCTAGAAATAGCAGAGCTAACAATACTATTAACATCTTCAGTTGTTAGACCTTGTGGTATTTGAATGCCAGAAATAGCTGTATCAACAATGTTTTGAACTTGCTCAGGAGTCATTCCTTCTGGAATTTGTATGTTTCCAATAGCCTCATTGACCACATCACTAACTTGTTCTGCCGTCATTCCTGCTGGGATATTTGCAACTGCGTTATTAACAATGCTTGCTACTTGCTCTTCAGTTAATGGCGCCGGCTGTGGAGCAGGCGCAGGAGCAGGGGATGGCGCTGGTTGAGGCTCAGGTGGCGGTTCACTAACAGGTGCAGGTGCAGGTGCAGGTGCAGGCGCAGGTTGAGGATCAGGAGCCGGAGCTGGCGCTGGCTCAGGGAAGTACTCTTCAAACATGCCTGTTGTAATAGGCGCTTCTTCTTGCGGCGATGGTGCTGGAGCCGGAGCCGGAGCAGGTGATGGAGCGGGTGCTGGTTGAGGAGCAGGCTGGGGTGCCGGAGTTGGTGCCGGAGTAAAGCTAGGATCAGGTTGAGTTGTAGGGTCAGGCGATGGGGATGCAGTGCCAGCATCTCCCGGCGTTTGGTCTTCCTGGTCTACAGTATCTACAGGATCTACAGGTTCTGGCTCTGGTGGCGGCTCAGGCGTTTCTATTGGATCTTCTTCATACTCAAACGGATCTACTTCCACTTCTAAATTAAGCGGAACATCTGGAGCTTCTGCGGCTACAGAGCTTTCTCTTAGCTCTTCTAAACTTATACTTTCTAAGTCTTGAAGAACTTCTGGAGTAGGAGGCTCTGGGGGCGGAACTGATCGCTCATTAATTGAAGGGGGAGACCATTCATCATCTAAATAAGAGTCTGCATTTACATTTGTATGAAGACCGCCTACAAAATTTTCATCTTCACTCATTAAAGCAACTAGGTTATTAGAGCGAGAATCAAATACTACGTAAATACCTTCACTTTCTAAATATGCGGCCAACTCTGAAGCACCTCCTGCTTGGTTAACAAGAGCAGTTATCATGTCTTCATTAAGCGATATAACACTTCTTCCGTCAGCAAATTGATGCCCGTAAATATCCCCACCAGCTAACTCTCTAATTCCTTTAAGAAGATCTTGCGGGCTACTCGATTGGTCAATACCAACAAGCCTCATATTTCCATTTTCATCGCTTGCATATACTAAGCCATTCTCAGAAACTCTTTCCGCAAAAGGATCTGTTATTTGTGCCATAGGCTCAGGTTGTGCAGTTGTGTCAGCAGTTAAGTCAGCCGTAGTGTCTGCAAGCTCAGAGTCTGCGTCATCAACAGAGTTAGCCATAAAGTCTTCAACAGAAGGGCCGCTTGGGTCAGGCGATACTGCATAAGCATCTTCATAAATAGACTGAAGGTTGCTTGATAAATCCCTTAGTTGATTAGCAATAGCTTCGTTTTGCTGGTCAGCAATAGCTGTGTTAACAGTGTTTTCCATGATTCTGTTAACTTCTTCCATTGTGTCTTCATCAACAATGGCGGCATATTCTGCATATCGCTCTTCTAGTTCTCTTTGCCGTTCTTCAGATATTTCTTGTTGACCAACAATTCCATCAAGTAAGAATCCAGCAATTTCTTGAGCACCAGCAAACAAACCAGACGAAATAATCTGATCCATATCTAGCTCGCCATCAAATACTGCTTGGCGAATAGCTGTTTGGCCCATTGCATTTAAAACATTGTCTACTTCTTCAATGCCTGTTATTTCTGAAAGATCAATGCCGCCCAAAGCACTTTCAATTTGAGGGCCAATAATTTGACTTAAGGCTTGGCCTAAACCAGCAGTAGCCGCAGTCTGAAGTAATTGGTCAGGATCAATAGAGCCAGTAGTAATAGCTTGCGTTAGTGCGTTGCTAACAACAGCAGAGCCAACACCACCTAAAGCTGGAGCCAATGCACCGCCAGACATAATGCCAATAGCAGTTGTAATGCCCATCTTTACAAAGTCAGCAAGACCAGCGTGGTCTTCGTCTACAACCTTTACATATGCAGAGCCATTCCATGCAAACTTGTCGCCGGAATTACTGTATACAACAGGGTTAACACCATATTTCTGTAGCAATGCTTGATTGGCTTCAGAGTTAATCCAGTTGTTGTAAGCGCCTTGTTGTGTGCTTGTTTGCTGTCTACGTAGGTTTTCTAGGTTTTGACCAGGATCGCTAGGGTCAATAGTAAGGTCAGCGTCACCTTCAAGAATCATCTCTTGATCTTCGCTAAACCCAGCGTCAGCTTCTGACCAACTCCCTGTATCGTAGTCACCAGACTGAATTAATTGTTCACGCTCAGTCATGTAAGCAAGGTAGTTATCAAACGTACCAAATACTTCAGGCAGTCTGTTTACCTTATCGCTTTCAAAGTAATCACGTAGCTCACTAACCGTTAACTGCTGTACTTCGCCTTCTTGTCCATACAAGTAGTTTTGTGACGCACCACCACGCTCTCTACCTTCAACAAACGTAAAGGTCATTTCTGTTTCAGGCTCTGGCTCAGGATCAGGCGTAACAATAGGAGCCTGTTTTACAGGGTCGCCTTTAACGTCGCCTGTAACAATAGGTGCTTGCTTTACAGGATCGCCTTTAACACCGCCTGTTCCAACAGGGCCGCCTGCGGGATCAAGTGGATCTGTTTGACCCGGATCTGTGCCTGGCATTCCTCCGGGGTTTGTTAACATGCCTGTAGAAGCTGTAGCCATTATTTAGACCCCGACTTGCTAGCACCGAAGTAGAAGCTCACCACAGAAGACACGATGCCCCCGAGATAACCCAACACCAAGTTAACGACGTTGAGGTCGTTGTCATCAGCAGGCTGGAGAGTAACGAGAAAGACGTACCCACCAAAAAGCAAGATAGACAGAATTGCAATTGCCCTTGCTGTCCAATCCTCTGAAAAAGATTCCCTAGCATGTTGTATATCCTTCGTTTCTAACGCGAATACATCAACTTCAAGCTCTTTCATCCTGACTTCAAAGTCAAGCTCAGCCTTTTTAATCTCAGCCAGTTGCTCAGGTGTAGCCGTCTGTAGAGCCTTTTCAATCTTCTGTGGTGTAGGCTCGCAACCTAGCACTTGCGCTATCATTCCTGCCGCCGCACCGCCTACAGGGCCTCCTAAGGCCGCTCCAAGAGTAGGAGCAAGATCGCCAACTAAACCTTTAATTGCATCAAACTTCATCCTAAATACTCCAAGCCTTTTAATATGCCCACAATCAGGATGGTGTTTCCCCAGATCATGTTCTCAAGTCTTTTAAACTGCCCATTACCATCATCAAGCCGTCTTTCAATTCGATCTAACCTGTCATCAATAGATTTGCGAAGGATCTCGCACTCTGCTTGATGAACCTCTATTCTTTTTAATGCCTCTTCTGCCGCACTCATTACTTATCCGCCAGTGGATTATCTAATGATCTTTGGACTAACGCCTCTAATCGCTCTTCCAACTCCTTCATGTCTTGATCTTGAGAAGAACGCAACTGCTCACGTCTAGCTTCAAACCTATCCTCAGCAGTGTCAATTATTTGACGCACCTCGGTCTCTACATTATCCATTGAATCACGCAGTTCGCGAGTAGTGCTACGTACTAAGTCTTCTGTACGATCCGCTTGCTGTTCGATTCGGAGTATATCATCGCGCAATCCGTTCTTAATGTCGCGAGAATACTCAACGGCTTCTGTAACCTTGGTATCCATAACCTCCATCTGCTGTTGGTATGCACCTAAGTCTAAGCTGGCAACTTCTTCTACCTTTTGATACATCAAGAAGCCTCCATACAAAGCACCACACAAACTACTTGCCGCGCCAAAAGCCGCAATCCTAGCGCCCCATGACATTCGAGACACATGACCTGTAACCATTTTAATTTGGTCATCAATGTCTTCACTCAATTCTCAAACTCCTGATCGCTTGACGCCATTCTGCGCAGGTTCTCTACCTCGCGTCGTAGCTTCAA